CCGGCTGTTGCTTTATGAGGATTTTCTACATTACTTGTAGCAATTTTCCCCTCAAAATCAAAGATGATTGGGATTTTAACTGTCTCTTTCCCAATTGATTGGTAGATCACGTTTGCGGAACTTTCCGGTTTATTGAAAACCTCGTCTTTCCTGTAGACATCTGCGGCATCGACTTTCTTTTTCGTTTCGTCTAACTGGTTAGAAAGCTCAGTTTGAGATTGCTGCAGATCATTCATCTTTTGATTCGACTGAGTGAATTTAGCGTCGTATTCACTTATTTTTCTATCTGCGTAAGCTGATACTTCACTTGCAGTTTGATCAACCGTAGATAAAACAGCTCTAATTTTTTCTTTTTCGGTTGTCGCAACTTGTTCAACTATAGGGTACTCAGCTTTAATTTTTTTTGTTTCATCTACATTAACTTGTTTAACTTTCGGCAACTCATTTTGAATCATAGCAATTTCATTGATTGCTGTTTCTTGGACATTTCGTGTAAAATCGTCCATTTCAGTTTTTTTCTGATCTGCGTATATATCCAGTCCTGAATCATAACCCGCTAAAGACTCTTTTACTTCTGCAGCTTTGTCTGCTACTTCCTTCTTTGCAGTCTCCATATCTTTAATATAGACAATTTCAATTTCGTCAGCTGCACGATCAATCGCAGAAGTTCGTTGCTCATAAATAATTCTATTCGAACTATCAGACTTATCGTTATTGATGTAGTTGATATATACTTCGAATGCTACTAGACCTTGATAATTTAGCAAATCATCAGTTAAGGTGTACAAAAATAGACCATCATCATTGATAGTCATTTGATCGTTCCACTTTAAACTTTCTGTTGGCCGATACGAACTATTCACGCTCTCAAAATATATCTCTACATTTGAGATCGTTCCTCTAGGAATTAATTCATTGTCTTTTTCAGCTTGAATTACAATTTCAGCAGTTTTACTGTCATAACTAAAGAATCTTACTGAGCTTTTACGCGTGTGCTTAGATTCAGCAGATACATCAACTATAAACTTTGCTTGCTTTGAATTCGCCACTGCATTCACCCCTTCATTCTTTAATATGTGGTACAGTTGAACATCTACAATTTGCGTGCATTGGACTGGCGTTATTACCTGGTGCCATTTTATTAGTTTTGAATATCTTCCCATTCAAAGGCAAACAAATTTTACAGGCTGTTGGTTCAGCAATATAATCATACTCGTCAATATGATACTTGTTATAGCTTTGCTTCTGAATTTCAGATTGCACTCTAGCTGATTCTGTTCGCATCAGCCGTTCTGCCTCGTATTTGCTTGATTCAAATAAATTTCTCAGCTTTCTGGCCATATCTTTTGGATTTTTACCCTGTGTAATTGTCTGGACTAACAACTTATCAAGTTCGGCTTTAAAAACCTGCATATTCCCCCAAATACGCTGAGAAAAAGTAACAGAATGAAAAGAACCATTCACAACGGAGTCTACAAAGTCCTTGTAACCATCGAAAATGGTTTCTCCTAATATGCCAGCTTGCCGAGTTGCTTCAGCAAGTCCTTCTTTTGTTAGTAAGTCAGCAGTGTACTTGTCGAGATCATCAGATAAAGCAATTAATTCAAGCCCTATTTGCGATTTAAGGAGTTCTAAACGATTGACTCTCATTGTGACATTATAAAGACGCAACTCGTCATTGGCGGTCTGTGAGAAGTCCTTTTCTTTAACGTACTTCTTTGCTTTCCTCGCGAAAGCTTTGACATCCATCTCCATTGAAATCTTTTTGGCTTCGGATAATGAAATCCCTTCTTTGCCGGCAAACCTAGACCAGTTTGCATCAATCTCTTTGTTGATATTATCAATGGCAACTTGAAAACGTTCGGCGATCGCTCTTTTCATTTGTTGCTCATCCTTGATCATTTTAGCGATATGCTGTTCTTCACGTTTGCGCCAGTAATCTTTTGAGGACGTCATTCAATCACTCCTCACTGACTGGTTCTTCTTTATCCTTTTCATTAGAACCGTCATCACTAATTGGAAACTCGTAGTCCAACACTGGTTCATTCGGTCGTTCTTTGTTCACACGTTTAAGTTCCTCATCAGCTGGAACACCTGTCAACCGTTCAGCCATTTCACACAGTGTCTCCTCTGAAACAATGCCGTTCATTCCTTTTATCACGTTCATGATTTCCTCGTCTGATTGCGGTACATTTGGAGTAAATAGAATTTCTATCTCATTCACTCGATCGTATAAAGATTGCTGCTTGCTATTCGGATACACAAAAACAGCCTTCATCATATTGATGAGGCCTTTGGGCTTTGCAATATCCTCTTTTATAGACCAGGAATAGGTCAGCAATCTTAATCGACGCATGATCGCTTTTTTTATCATACGTTCTTTGTTCTTGCGATCGTTATCTGACCCCCAACCTTTGAACCTAAATCCGATTCCAGATTGATTTGATCCGATGTTTTCATCAGTGAAATCAATCAAGGCTGTGAATCTAAGGATGTCAGCAACCAGGCGATTATTGTACGCTTCGGTTCCTGTCGTATCATATTCTTTAACCAGATAACTTGCATCCGGTTCACTTCCTGTTTGGTTGTCATCATAAGTCTTTTTATCACCTAAGACCATGATGCGATTCTTAAACGTGTAGTCTAGCCCTTTTGTATCAATTGAACCGTCTTCCTTCTTGAAAGTATCAGGGTTCCCTTTAATTACAAGCATAGCCTCCGATAAATCTTGCTGGAAGTTTGCCATCTCAGACTGAGAAAGATCGTATGCATCAATGTAACCAAGAACAGATTCAAAATCACTTAAACGCTTTTCGTTATTTATCCATTCATTAAGCTGAACAGTATTGAAATAGGATTGTTCCCGATCAATAATGTCCGCTTCAGCGTAATCCTCGTTTTCACACTCGAAATAATAATTGATACCATCATTTGCATAAACATCAATGTGCGTCGTAGTCTTATCTAAATATTCAATGTTGTAGTAATTTACACCGCAGACTGACTTCTTCGCTTTAGATGTATCATAGATAATGAAAGTATTCGTTACGTCTAACTTCGCCAATGTTTCCTTGCCGAACTCGTCGCGTCCAATCCATTCATACGCACGACCAAAAGTGAAAAGGTCCTCAGCCATTAACTGATTATGATAATCTTCGTTCGATTCACTTGCAAACTGGTTAACTCTATCAGAAACTGATTTATTACCACTATATTTCAAAGGATTCCCGAGAAGAACTCCTTTCTTAAACGTCACAATAAAGTTAGCAAAGTCACTTCCGATCCGATTATCTGCGCGTCCTTCTGGTTTCGGTTTTCTGTAGTGAATGTTATTATCCGCAACTGAATATCGCAATAGCTCTTCCAAGCGCGGGACCTGATGAGTTTTATGGTGTTCAATAAACTTTACAATTACCTTCCATACTTCTGCATCTTCAAAGTCGATTTCTTCTGTTGTTTCTGAAGACTTTTTATCGTACATTTTCTTCTTGGGCAACTTTTCTATTGGTACTTTATAAACAAGATTCGCCTCATCGTCAAACCGTTGTCCGTCAAGCAAATCAATAATCTTTCTTCCCATTATCTCACCTACAATCCTAACTTTCTGTATGTGTCTATAACTGACTTAGCATCTACTGGTTTATGGGTTCGTCGCTCATAGAATGCCAAAGCTAAAGCATCTGCTATATCTGGACTACCAATATTTCTTTTTTTCATATCATCTTTGCTTTCTAATCTAATTCTCCCACGGCTTGTCATCTTGAATTTCCGTGTACTTAATTCTTTGATCAAACTCGAATCATTCGGTAATTCAATTATTGGTCCACCGCCGTTTAAATTGGTTGTCATGTTTTCCTCTAAAACTTCACGAATATTTCCCCAAATTTGAGTACCCAGATTATCGTAAAACTCATCAGTAGATGATTCACCATTGTTTACAGGGATAATCTCGAATGGATACTTCTCATCAGATACTATTTCTTTCAATCTGTCGGTTACTCCACCACCAACACCAGTATCATCTACCTTAATCCTGATTTTTTTTAAATTAGGGTATTTCTTCATTAGCTTCTTCGCACAATCAATAACATATCCTGTAGTGTTCATAGTGCTTTGCTTCGTATATTTTTTAAATGGCAAACACTTCATCTTTATTCTCGGAAAAATTATAGTTGAATCATCACCGTAGCGAGCGACATCGACTCCGATATCTCCAAATACGGCATCTTCAATATAATCATTAGACAATTGTTGACTTGTTGCTAATTCAACAACTTCTAAGCTAATAAACGAGTCAAGCGCTCCTTTTGGAAACTCTCCAAATATCCGAACTCTCGCTACATCACTATCTTGCCCATATTTATCAATAAGCATCTGGATATTTTCTTTACTGGTTCGTTTGCTGTCGTAGCTCGAAACTTTATGAACACGATACTTATCGCGATCTTTATTGTGTGAGTCAAAGAAAACTCCTTCAATGTTGTTCGGATTACCACACATCAATAATTTATTGTCATAACCTGTTAGGGTTCCAAGAATCGCTTCCATAATCTGGTCAGACACACCAGAAGCTTCATCAACAACGATCAACATGTGATCCTCATGAAAACCCTGCATGTTTTCAGGTTTCGTCGCAGTCCTTGCAGTAGCAAACCATCGCTCAGCATCCCCGACCATAGATACTTTTGTCTTCGTCCACTTCAAAAGACTTTTTATCAAACTATCATTCAACCACTTTGATACTTCTGCCCACAAAACATCATAAAGTTGTTTCATAGTAGGAGCGGTAGCTATGACTTTTGAATAGGGTCTACACGTCAAAAACCAAAGGATTGCACCAGCTTCAAGCGCTGTCTTTCCAACTCCTTGGCCGGATCTTACTGATACCTTCGGATGTTCAGATAAATCATTCAGAACACTTCTTTGCCAATCGTCAGGCTCTAAGTGAAGCAAATCCTCACAAAACTCTACAGGTCTGTCATAATAGTAATCTATTGCAGAACCAATATCCGAAAACGGTACGATCATCTTATCCATTATCAGTCACCGCTCGTTTATTCGCTGCTTCAATAACTGCCTTTTTCCAATTTTCTTGATCATTAGTAGTTCCATCATTCTCAGTTAACTTAGATAACTGAGCCTCTCTCAACGCATCACCGCCAAGATACTTCATTAATTCACTCATTGCTTTTTGCTTGTCATACATTTCAACTGATATGCCATCTTTTCCTTGAGTTATCTTTTTGACTAGCGATCCGTCAAAATCTTTACTTGATCGGACATAAACTTCATTGATACGACCTATGACTTGTTCACCATCTTTTGTCTTAACTTTATTTCCGGCTTTATCTCTGACTTCATATTCGGTCAAATCGACCTCTACAAAATCAGTGATGTCAGCAGAGAACTGTTTGATGTATTCGGTAATCAAATCTTTCACATCAACAAAGATATCTTGCTGTAGTTCAGCCTTTAACGTATGCAGTTCTTCTTTGATGCTAACTTTTGCTAACAGTCGAGGAGCGGCGGCTCTAGCTGAGTTATAATCGCATTGATACGCCTGTTGATATGCTTTAGTTGCATTGAAATGTTGTAAATAAAAAAGACAGAACATTTTTTGCTGTTCCGTCAGTTCATCATTATCTATCACAGGTTGCAACTTTTTTTGTGTGCAACCTTTTTCTTTTTTGTGTGCAACCTTCTTAGGTGGTGGGTTACTAGCTTGATCCTGCCTGTTCCACTTCCTAGACTTCCAAGCTTTAACGGTATTAATCGATACACCATACTTCTCAGCAATCTCTTTATACTTCATTCCTTGTTGTCTGTCTTTATAGGCTAACTCCCATTTTTCCACACTAGCTCCACCACCTCTCTATATGTATTTGCTGATGTTCTCTTGGGTATGTTCGTCTTTCCAATAACCGTACCCACAATAGACTAGCTTGCAATAATCAATCTCTACTGGCGTTGCCTCTCTGGTCATTTCGACAATTGAATACATCGCCTTCATTTGAACAGACATGACTACACGTTTACGTTGTCCTTTCATCGGCGGCGGATATTTATTGTTTAACGACACATACCAGTAAGTTCTCATAATAATTTATCCTTCTTGCATTGTTTTGTAAGCGTTATGATGTTATACTTAGCTAACAACCCTAACATCTTTTTCATTTAATTCCTGACCACTATTACCCGATAGTGGTCTATTTTTGTGTTGAAATGTATGGCATAAAATGCTATATTTTTCTTGCTTGTTACATAAGAGGAGCACTGCGGAAACAGTGGTCTTCTTTTTTTTGTGCGCAAAATAAAACAGCCTCACGAGGAGACTGCTAAACTAAGCCTTCATTCTTTAACTGCTCATATAGCTTTGTTGCTCTGTTGATTCCAATTCGCATTCTGTGTTGTAAATGAACTGGCTTTAATTTTTGTTCAACCCCGTTAAAGTCAATTGCTATCTTTCTAGCTTCACTAATTAATTCATCGTCCATAATTATTTTTCCTCCAATAATCGGCCATCGAAAATGTAGGTTTTCGGCCAAAATAAAAAGACCACTCAATGAGTGATCTAATAAAAATCGGACCAACGCCACTAAAGCTCGCTAGTCCTACAAACAATGATTTGTTTTTTCCTATTGACGTGACCGGGATCGAACTGGCGACCTCCTGATTAAAAGTCAGACGCATCACCAATGATGCTACACGTTAACAAAATATTTAAGCAAAACAAAAATAAGAGCCGTTGACTTCAACAGTTCTTCCTATACAAACATATCTAATTCTTTGTGGATTCACATTGTGAAATCTACCCGCTTCCGAGATACTCTCAAATTCTCTTATTACTCTTCCTTGAAAGTCCTTTTGAATTACTCTTTTTTGATTAACAGGTTTCTTCGCAATGCATAATCCAGTTTGCCACTCATGCCTGACATTATCTTCTAATGTCATTATTTCCAGATTTTCTTTGCGGTTATCTAGTTTATTGCCATTTTTATGGTTTATAGTCATACCTTCCAAATCCGATCCGAATATCAAAACACCAAAAAAAGTATGAGCCTGTACGACCCTGCCTGACAATTTAAACCTTATGTATCCAGTTGATGAGCATATAAAGCCATGAGTCCCTTTTTCTGTCGTAACAACACCTTTTTCGATGTCGTAAACCACTTTATCCTTATTTTTCTGAATGTGATTTATCATCTCGCGACTAGTTCCAACCATTTTCATTACCTCCCAAGTAATATTCCCAAAAGAAAAGCGCAGTCAGAAGCGGGAAACTTCATTCAGGAGCTACCTTAGACTACGCAAAAAAAGCATCTGATTTTACAGATGCTCAATTCCAAATATAAATTCCGCCACAGTGACATAAAGACGGCACACTCAATGTAGAAATCATTATTTCATGCCGCCAATTGTTTGCCTACTCTGTTTCCGCAAAGTGGCAGTGTAGTCAAAAAGAGAATAACCCACCAAGCTAGACGTATATATGTTAAGAGGTATAAGGAGAAACTTCATGCCAATAAAGTTAGTTTGAGTCGTCTGCTTGGTGGATTCTCTACTCTATCATTTTATTACGGAAATATACGTGTTGTGTGTAGTCTTTTTACCCCGTTGTGTGCCGATTTTACGGTCACTTTAATTTAAGTCTTCTGGCTAGAGTTGTTACAATCATCGTGTCTTTTTTCTTACACGCATCTTCTGAAAGGTGAATCTGATTGCTAACCTTTACCCAATTAGGTAAATCTTTTGGCCGCCTACATTTACTACCATCGTCACTAAGATATCTTGCTTGCAGCAGTTCAACTGCATCATCACTTAAATCCTCAATAAGATTTTTGACAATCTCAACATGTCTTACAGTTGATAAGAATTCTTCATTGGTCCATACTCTTTCCGCTTCTGCCTCTTGTGGCGCGATATTAGAGGATACGTGGGAACCACCGATATTTTCGTCTGCTTCTCGATAAGGATGTCTTAGACTCTCTTCAATGGATTTAATTTGCTTTGCTTCATAGTTATGACACCGCAATACTTTTCTTGCGTAATTCCTTGCTTCTTCACTGACCCTATAGAATTTCAATAATTCGACCTCCAAATATCAACGTTTTTTTGTTATACACATATTAACAGGTTTATCCACAATATATCGTGGGAACTCATTTTCGCCCACAATATATTGTGCTATAATGTTATTGTCTAGATAACCTATAGCGCTGAGCGAAAGCTTGGTGCTTTTTTTGTTGCAAGATTTACTCTATTCTTGTAATTTGGTTGCAATGACTCATAAACATTGATATAGAGTCTTTTTCTATTTTTCACAACCGAAGCTACGCGATAGGCGACGTTGCCGGATCTATTCTGATTCTTCATCACATTGAATCGATGTGTATTGTTGCTTAACAACAATATTTTTAGTTGTTAAATCAGTGTTTTCCGATATCCTAGAAAGATTGTCATTAATAATGCTTAACTGTTTGGAAACAAGTATTACACCTAACGTCAAAACTACATATGCCGCTTCTTGGTAACTATCCAAAATCAAACAACAAATTAACCAAAGTAGGAGTAAAAATGGTATACACTGCTCTAAATGTTTAAGAATACTTTTCATCCTTCCACCTCCAACAACTCTGGATTTTCGTAGATGTTGCCTATGATTTCAATCGGTAAATCAATGCTATATAATAATTCAAATTCAGTATCTAGATTTTTATAATCAAGATAAAAACCGCCTTCTGTGAATCTGATTACTGACATATCGTCGCCCAATACGTCTCCAATAATCTTCACAATATCCCCCTCAAATATCTCAACGCCGTTTTTGTCTTTCAGACCTGTTGATTGAAGGAATATTAGGTTATCGAAATGAATGTCATAGCGATCACCGTTTTCCTGCTCGACGTATGCTATCTTATTTTCAAAATCAAAGGATATGATACTAACCATCATCTCGTGGTATTTATCCCAAGCTTTAAACTTCGGTATCATTGCCTTCCGCCTCCAATTTCCGTCCACACATAGGGCAATAATTGATAGATGGAGCTGTCCAATCCGATTCACATGAATCATCGTATTCGACTTCTATACACCCACCGTCTTCGTCTTTGCCTATTGATATAGCAAAATTAGAATTTGCTGTATCGTTTAACGGTTCTCCATGCTTACAAAATTTACATTCTTTATCTTTCATTCATAAAACCTCCTCTATGGCCTCGTTAACCGACTACTTTAAATTTTGATAGCCGATCCTCTTTGACCGCTTGACTCATTTCCTCATCACTCCACGGCCGGAACAATCTTGAATGATAGGTAACTACTAAGTCAACGAACTCAAACTCAATTGATTCAAGATTCGTTATTTCACCGCAAATTCCATCAAATACAAAAATGTCTCCAACCCTGTAGAGTGGATTTTCTTCTGTGAACTCACCTTTGGGGTATTTTCTTACAAATTCACTTGTTCTTTCATATTGGCTAAAATCGGATTTACCACCAACTAGCTGGGCTACTCCTTCCACTTCCATCCGAGCGGAACTACTATAAAAATGTTTAATTTCAACAATGTGTGTCAAAACATATTTTTCATCTTTATAGTTAAATATTTCTCCAACTTTGATTTTTTTGTTAAAGCCTTTTCTACGCAATGTAAAGATTGCTTGCAACATAGCACCTCGTTTCTATGCAATTGTTTCGTTTTGTAATAGACGGTTTGTATCTCTTATAGTTTCTGATTCGGATTTTTGTTATGATTATTAAAAAAGGATGTGCTTATGTTTGGAGCCAATTATTACTAACTACTTAATGACTTTTGGAGCTGGATTTGCTACTGCTGCTTTCTCCAAAGCTACAGGTCCAGGTCAAGCCTTAGATGATGTTATGACTCTTGTTGGATTCGATAGACTTCATGAAGTAGCTGATAGAAAACGAGCCAAAAGAGAGCTTAATATGCAACTCTACAAAGACTCAATTGCACAAAAAATTGTTGCTATACCAGAGGAAAATATCAAAGAGCCCCCGTTATCTATTGTAGGACCAGCAGTGGAAGCCTCAAAGTACTACATTGAAGAGGAAGAACTTAGAGAAATGTTTGCTGAGCTTATTGCTTCCTCTATGGACAAGACTAAAGAGACTATCACCCATACATCATATGTCGAAATAATAAAACAACTAACCCCTCTAGACGGTGAAAATCTGAAATTAATAAACCAGAATAAAGGTGAAGAGCTTATTTGTAGACTCATTGTTAATTTTGACGACGAAGGGTACAAAATTGCTAGAACAAATCTTTTTTTGGCAAATGAGAATTGTACTGATCAAATTTTACTTAGTGCTTCGTTAGACAATTTAAATCGATTAGGTTTAGTTACTTTGGACTATACTAGGTACCGCAAAATTGATAATATTTACGATCAATTTAAGCTGACCAAAGAGTATAACGATGTAAAAAAATCGATTGATTTGCAAAATCTACGGATAAATAATAATGAGCTTTCAAGTGAAAAATATCCATTTGTATCTGGCCCTGAAATAGGCATGGGGTTAGTTTCGATCACTTCGTTTGGAAAAAACTTTTGTGCTACTTGTCTTTAGACAGGTAGCTTTTTATATACTTGGTTTCCTCTTCAAAAAATTTATCCATCCATTTTTCAAGCATTCTCATATGGAACTTCATTATGCTGAACGACACTAATCCTGATACGATCATTGAACACAGAATTACTTTAATCATATTTTTCCTCCTTTATTGCTTCGGTTACCGGATCTTTAGTGATACAGCATATTTTGGCTGACTATGTTAATTTCAATTATCCTGAACAAGTTTCCTTCACTAGATAAATGATCTACGTAAAACGCACTTGCTTCTTTTCCCGTAGTAAAAGTTTCAGGAAATAGTTTCCATGGCTTGCCTACTCCTGCGCATATCATGATTCCGTAGCAGTCTACTTTCATTCCGCCACCTCTTTCTTTCCCCATTCCGCGAAGGCTGCTAGGACTTCAAATTGTTCGATCCTAGTCAATTTTCTGAGAGCTGACAATTCCTCTCCGCCCAACCTATCGCTTCTAATACAATCCCACATATAAAAAATAGTTTGCATAGGCCAATCACCACTATCCTTATCTGCATAAGCTTCTAACCACTCCAACACGACCTGCTGGTTTTCGTTGAGTTCGGGGTTTATCTTTTCCATTATCGAATCAGTTAAATCAGCAACATCACTATCAGTCCATTCCTCGAAGTCATCTAATGTTACTGTTCCAACTGAAAATGAACTTTTTT